GTTTCTCCCAGTCTTATACACAGGCTGACGCAGTACCTCAAAGTGCTGCAACTGTAGGTGCTAATCCAAACTTCGGTTCTGTTACTTCTTACTCAGCAGGAACTAAAGATACATTAGCAGGTACTGTAACCAGTGCAGGTATTCTTACGGTGACCGCTGGTGGAGCTGGCACTACGGCGATCGGCCAATACGTTTCGGAGATCACTGTAATTGACTGAAGGAGGTCATAATGACTTTTGGAAAGAAGATCTTCTGGTCTGTGATATCTGTGGTGGGTGCAAGTGTCATACTTGCTCCTGCCCAGGCGGTCCCCGTGGTCCCAAACTTCACACAGGGCTCAATGACGAGCCACACGGAAACAACATCAAAGATAACCGAGACCATAAATTCAATGGACTACTCAACGGGTTATCAATACTCAGTGACTGGATCAGGCGTTACAGCATCTGGTCAATTATCCCCAGAAACAGGGAGTAACAACGTAACTATTGAAGGAGTGACTTCATCATGGACAGGTGTAACAAACAAACCTCAGTTCACACAGACAACACCAGGAGCAGCGTTTCAGTTCACAGAAACTCTGAGTTCTCCAGGTCTACAAAATCATACAATTATTCAAAGAGAGACAGAGGTTACAAGCATAACCGACACTACAAGTATCTTCTCCCAGTAATTGCTGCGCTTGTAGCATCACCTGTAAATGCAGAGACAATTGGTGGTGTGTCAGCAACTGCATCTCCAATCGCGAATAGTTCAGGCTCAGTGACCAATCAAGCTATTCAGGTTTTACAAGGTCCTTATATTACTAACACATATGGGGGCGGGATTCAATGTCAGGGTCCTACTCTTAACTTTACACCATATGTAACAGGCACTGCATCGGCTTCTAGACCTTGGGAACCATACTACGATGACCCTGTATATGATGTTACAGATAACTTTGGTGCCTTTGATGCTGACGATAATCCAATTGGAGATGGTATTTTAGATAATCCTGGGGACATCCTCTTCCATAAAAAAACTAGAACTGCACAAAAAGATAATTACAGCATTGGTGTTGGTTTCTCCGCAACCTGGTCTAGACCATTAGATAAGAAATTACAGGAACAATGTAAAGAAGCAGCAGCAACTCAGATATCATATACACAACAACTTACTGCCAATAAACGTCTCGATTTTGAGATCGCAAGACTCAAAAATTGTGGCGAATTAATGAAGGCAGGAATTATGTTTAAACCTGGGACACGATATGCTGCTGTATGTGCTGATGTAATTGTTATGAATACGAATGCTATTGCACCACATGCACATACTATTCCCCATGATCATGAGTCAGTACATCCTACTTCTTCAGGGGACGAACAGACCTCAACTTCTTCACAGCCTGGTTCCTCTGACGCTGCTCTGCTAGGCGCTCCCCTGTCGACTGCACTGGGAGAGTCTTCCCCCTTAAGGTCGCAATCTTCTTCAGTACCTTCTTCACAGTCGGTTTCACCACTTTTAACAAAAGATCAGCAAGAGGCTTTGCGAGCAGTGCAGAGGTCGTCGCTACAACAGCGATTGAGGCGGTAGCAGTTACCTTTCCTGCATTAGGGATATTGACAACAATCTGATCAGGTATAGTAAGTTGTTCTGTTACCATCAAACATTTCTTACCAACCAGTTCATAACCAGTAATTTTTTTATTGCCCTCTAGGATCTTTCCCACAGGGTTTAATAACTCCTGTTCTCTAGTAGGACATTTTGGAATTGGGGTTTTTGTATCTGTTTTTGCTTCTGGTGCTTTTACTTCTGGTTGTTCGGGAGATTCTACTGCTGGTACAGGTGCTTTATATTCGTACTTTAATTTATTTTTATTGTAATCTATAGGATTGAATGATGGCATACCAGCATCACAATATACCTTCACGCCTTTTGGATCATCTTCTGAAAGAATTCCACTTTTTTCTTTACTACTATTCTGCTCGTGTGCCTCTACACAACCAGGCATATCAACAATAGGAACACCCACCTGCTCCGTAATAGGAACAGATGGGGGAATTGCCTGAGGTGGGTTTATGACCCACCCTGGAGGTTGATATACCTGAATGTCTGAGATCCTTACATCATTAATATCAATTTCAATATCAGGAATTTCCATCAGCAATCATTAAATACTCCACCGACTTGTGATCCAACTTCGGAACCAACTTGCTGACCTAAGAGAAGTGCCCAACCACCTGCCAACCATCCAACGTAAGGGATGCTAGCAAGCGCAGGAGCAGCAACACCAGCAGCGACAGCACTACCTGCCATTGCACCTTGTGACCGTGCTCCAGCGTCCGCCACGATGCACTCGATGTCTTTTGCACTCTTTCCCTCACCATCTAGCGTTGCAGCACCTCCCATGTTCCTCACACCTTCCATAGTATATTGATCACGGCGAGATTCCTTACGGTCCTCAAAGAGTTCGTTGCCGCCAAATAGTCCTTTCTTATTCCTAGTTTGAATTAAATCAACAGACCTTTCAGATTCTAAAACCTTGGGATCATTTGCTTTGTATTCAATACTATACCCATCCTTTCCTGCTTCAATTTTGTAAGAAGAATATGGAGTACCGCGTGGAATATTAATAGCAGGAACTTGATAAACCTGTTGCTTACCTGGTTGTCTGATAACATATCCAAGCAAACCAATATGTGCTACAGCAAATAGTCCACCAACAGTTGCCAGAGCAATCTTAAATTTAGTCATGGCAACATCCTGGTAGTCACTTTGGGAGTGACAGGTACACCAGGAATGGCACCACCTGTTACTTCAGGCATCTCAGGCATAGAAGAGTCAAGAATATCAGGAACTGCATCAGTGATAGCACCAATGGCACCACCTGCTAATACATCTGTAAGTTCTTTAATGAGTGCATCTTTCTGAAGATACACATAAGTCCCACCACCCACGATGCCAACGACACCAGCGAATGATAGGACTGCTAATACGTTAATAATTTTTTGCATGGTATTACATTTTGTAAGTTTCGTCTGTAGTAATTTTGATTGGTGCTTGCTCAATTCTAATTGTTTGAGCAGGTGCAGATTCTCTTGCTGCTTCAATCAGTCTCTCCATGTCTGCTTTAGAGATGCCTCCACCACCAGCGGCAGCTTGTGCTCCTTTTTTAGCAGTCTGAACCCCGAACGTAGCTAAAACCCCTGTAAAAACTGAGGCTATGAAAGTTGGATCGAGATCTTGTTTAGGAATCTGAAGTGCAGGTGGCAGATCTACATATGCTAATGTGAGAATACCACCCGACCA